GGTGTTGTAACTTTTGGTAAAGCCATTATTTAACTCCATTTCATTAATATTAACTAAAAACTGGTGGGAATATAATTCCTTTAAAAATCTTACCATACGGTATTTTATTTTTAACTGCTCCTAGGAAGTCCCTACCGGTTCTTCTTAATTCTTTTGGTAATTTATTTAACCAAGGAAATCTTGAAAACTTTTCTTTAACTACTGGTTGATTAGGTGTTGACTTTGCGAATTCAATATTGCCTGCTTTGTCTATAAAAGAATTTAACCAATAACGATAATTCATTGTAACTTCAAATTCAACTATATCATTTTTTTCTGCTGACATTTCAACAGCACCTATATTAAGAGGAAAACAATCTAATAAACTAATCATGTAAGTAACATTATCTCTATCTTGATAATTAGGATCCGAACCTAAACCAAATATATTGACTTGTGATACATAATCATCATAGAAAGCAACATTGTGTGTTTCATTACTAACTCCACATTTTTGCCAAGTTTCAAAATACATTCTCTCTCTCATAAATTTATCAGCATAAAATCTAAAAGTTATAGGTTCATAACTATGACCTGTAACAAATTTTCTTGAAGGACCGTGATGTCTTACTTCATGTGTATCTATTGTTCTATCAGGTATTTGTAGGCCTTGACAAAATAATCCAACACTTCTTTGCATTTGTGTTTGGACACTATTTCTATCTCCTGTAGTTGGAAATCCTTTTTCTTCTTCTGCAGCTCCTCCTACATAAGCACCTTCATAATGGTCAGGAGATATTCTTCTATCAACACTAATTGCTCTAGGCAATTGAAATTCTACAAAGTATCTTCCTTTTCTAGCGAAACCATCTGCTTGATTTACTACGGAGATAAAGTTACCCATTGTTGTTTGGGTATTTACACCTGCTTTTTGTTTTAATCTTGGGTCGCCACCGACATTATCTAATGACCTATCTCTTGGCCATCCAATTCTAATGTCATAACCATCTATTCTTTTACCGCCTCTTAATATTGCCATTAGTATAACTTCCTTGATTTAGCATAAACACTTGCTGCTGATGCTTTTTTGAATTGTTGAACAGGTAAATAGACTGAAACTGGTGCTTCATCCATATCAATTCTTAAAAAACTAGAACGGACATAACTCCATAGATAATGTTTAATTGTTGGTTTAATAAATGGTATACTTTTAACAGCTCCATAAGACACACTTAATCGTGTTTTACTATCAAAGGTATTATCATTTGCGAATCTTTGTAATGTTTCTAACAATCTAAATCTAACTCCTGGTGCCAAGTAATGAAAATTACAACCGAGAAATCCACCTGGTGCAGATTGCAAAGGTAGAACTAAAGGGAATATATCATAGTAAGGTAGAACATCTTTTAATTTAGGGTCATAAAAAAACATATTTAATCTTCCTGATGAAGGTCTACCATTCAGTTTTCCTTGTCCCATAAGTTTTCTTGATGTAGCTTTACTAGCAATTGATTGAACTTGTTTACGATACCAATCACTAGATTTCTTAACACCTTGGGTTCTGTCAGTTATTGAATGAAAAATACTTGCCATTATGTATATATTTAGTATGAACCTAGAGTATCTTCCGTGAGTATTTTGAATTTTAGGCCGTGTTTTTTACAGAATCTAGTTGCAGAATCCCACTTTGCTCTATTCTTGACATATCCATAGACTTGTTTATAGTATGAACTTGTTTTTCTTTTTGGTATGGCTGGTTCTTTGCACCATTTTTTAGGTTTTATTTCAATGATGAACTTATTACCTTCAATTGTTTTTAAATAGAAATCAGGATAGTATCGGTGCATTTTCTTATCTAAAGGTGAGATATATGGTATTGCTAATTCTTCTGAGCCCCATTCTGCTATACTTTTACTAGTATCACAATAGACCATAAACTTTCTCTCCCATAAAGAACGATAAACTATTCTTTTGGGGTCGCCTACATATTTTTTTGGGTTAGATGGACGAAATATTCCTTTATAAGACATAAGAGTTAATCATAAATAGTATTAGTAATTCACAAAGGTATTTATGAGAGCATTAGCAAATAAAATCAAAACACTTGTAGGCAATATGAAGGGCCATTTAAAAGGTGAGCTAGGTAAGATGAGCCGATTAGGAAACACAGGTCGTGGTGCTTCTCCGTTAGATGTTCCTGATAGAGGTCCAACAGGACATATGAAAGAGGATCCTTTTCAATATGGTTTTGTTCATTATCCTGCTCATGTAGGTCAAGTTGATGAAGGACATTATATGATATTTTTAATTTTAGAAAATATAAAAACTGAAATTGGAAGAAAATCAGCAAGGGTAGGAACTTGGGAAAAAGGAGGAGCTGGTCAATCTGAAATAATGGAATCTCAGCAAACTGGTTCACAAGCAAAAAAATTTAATACTAGAATGGGAGCTGTAAAAGAAGGAGGACTTTCTGATGCTTTGATTAAAAGAGGACAAATGAGTGGATTTGAAGCTTCAACTTCACACTCTGGTTATACTGTAAGTAAAGCAATCTTTTTATATACACCACCAGGAATAAAGACTGACCAAGCAGTTGAATATAGTAATGTTGAAATGGGTGTAATGGGAGGATTCTTAAAAGGTTTGAAAGCAACATTTGGTGGTGAAGGTAGTTTTCTTGATAAGTTAAAAGATATGGATATGGCAAGTTTTAAAGGTTTAGGTGCTGCTATGCTTGATGGAGCTCTATCGGCAGTCGGTGGAGAAGGACTTGTAGCTGCAAAGCAAAAGCAATCAGGCAAAGCAAAGAATCCAGCATTAGAATTAGCATTTCAATCAGTTCCTTTTAGAACTTTTGAATATGAATATACATTTGCTCCTAAAAATAAAAAAGAATTAGATAATGTTCATAAGATTATACAACTATTCAGATTTCATATGTTGCCTGAATTAGCTGTAGGTCAAGATACTTCTGAATTTCAGTTTAATTTACCATCACAATTTGAAATAAGATATATGTATAAAGATAAAGAAAATGTTTATATTCCTAAAATATCAAGATGTGCTTTACAAACTTGTAATATTAATTATACACCACATGAAGCTTTTACAACATTTAAAGGTGATGACAAAGGTGCATCACCAAATATTATAACAATGGCATTACAATTTACAGAAATGGAAGTTATGACAAAGAATACAGTAAAAGTAGGGTATTAATAGATGTTTTTTTCAAAGTTCCCACAAATAGGATATGATATTAAAGGAGATAAAACCTTTACTTTGGTTACAGATATTCTCCGTAGGGTTAAACAAAGAGCAAAAGTTGAAGCTGTTTCTAATTTATTTGACATCTATGATGTTCCTGAAGGAGAAACACCAGAGATAACAGCATTTAAACATTTTGGTTCAACAAATTATCATTGGGTTATTTTAATGACAAATAATATTACTGATAGATTTTATGGTTGGCCATTAACTTTCTCACAATTTGAAAAGTTTATTTTTGACAAATATACAAATCCTGATGGCATACATCATTATGAACTAGCACAATCATCAGGACCAACAACCTCATCCGATTATAGTCATTTGATTGAAGTAAATAGTGATGAAGTTGGAGCATCATCCGTATCTAATAGAGAATACGAACAAAGATTAAATGATAAAAATCGACAAATAAAATTAATGAATCCAGGATTTCTAGGTATGTTTGTAGAAGAATTTACTACTCTAGTTAGAGATTAAAAAAATATGTATAAATCAATTGATTCTAATGTTTATGAAAAAGCAGGTGATTATAATTTATCTGATATTGTAATGGTATCTTATACTGGAAAAGAGGTAGATATTACTTCATCTGTTGCAGAAATTAATATCTATGAAAGTTTATTCAATAATACATTATCAGGTAATATAGTCCTTGTAGATGCTCAGAACTTACCATTTGAATTTCCCATAACAGGTCTTGAAAGAATAGAATTTAAGCTATCATCACCAGGTTTTGGCGATGCGAAGGGAAGACACTATGATTTTACTTCAAAATCAGGTCATCCAATGTATGTCTATAAAATATCTGATAGACAACCATTAAATGCAAAAACTCAAACTTATGTTTTGAATTTCTGTTCAAGAGAAACAATACGAAATGAACAGGTAAGAGTATCAAGGTCCTTTACAGGTGGTAATGTTAATATGGTTTTAGAAATGTTGAGAGATAAGAATTACCTTGATTGTAAAAAGCCTATATTTTTTGAATTGTCAGGTGAAAATCAAAAATATGTTGTGCCAAACATACATCCCTTTGGTGCGATAAGAAGATTAGCAGATATAACAACTAGTGATAAGTTTAGTGAGTGTTCAGGTTACTTATTTTATGAAAATGCAGCTGGATTTCATTTTAAAAGTTTTGAGTCATTATTAGCAAAGAGTCCAAACCTAGCAAGAGATCCACAGGTCAAATACACCTATTCAATATCTGATGTTTCATTAGAACCAGCAAAAGCAAAAGATATTTTATCAGAAATGAAAAAGTGTTCAAGGTTTACTTTACTTTCACAGCAAGATACTATAAAGTCCATAAAAGCGGGTGTAGCCTCATCTAAACTACTTACACACGATAGTTTTAACAAAGTATTTGCTGACCACAACTTCGATTATCACATACAATATGAGAAGAATTTTCATACAGAACACGATGGTTTTAAAAGTAAAGAAGATGAGAGATTTGTCCTTCCATTAACACCATACGATAGGAAAGATTTTATTTCAAGTATGCCAGATAGTGTAAAGTTTTTTATGTCTAATACTGAAAAGATACACAACGACAACGAACAGCCACCAGTAGAGAATATATTACAGAAAAGAATTAGTCAAAGAAATGCTTTTGACACAATTAAAATAGAAATAGGTGTGCCTGGTTTTACAGCTATATCAGTAGGAGAATTAGTTACATTTTATGCTCCTTCTGTATCTCTTCAATTAGATAGAGCCACATCCAATTGGGACAAGATGTTGTCAGGCAGATATTTATTGTCAGCAGTAAGACATTCAATAAATGTTCATAATGAATACCATGCTATGAGTTTAGAACTGCTGAAGGATGCTTACAATGAACCATTAGGGGAAAACGCTGAGGATAATTTCACCACAGCAAGTAAAGATGATAGTGATGTCTATATGGACCAAACTACATTAGATGAAGGATAAGATGCTTAAAGAACCAGAAAAAGGACTGAAAGATTCTCAAAGTTTTGAAGAAAATTTTTCCACTAAAGGCCCAGAGCCCTTACAGCAGCCAAGAGGATGGATTAGTCAGCAACACATAGAAAAGAGAATGAAAAAATTGACAGATAACAACCTTCAGAAATTTATAGCATTGATAAAAAGAATTTAGTATAGAACGAAAAAGAATATGAAAGATAACACCCTTAACATAAGTATGGATAACTCACAATATCCCCCAATCACTCTTCCAAAAAGCTATGTAAATGGATATCTTAAAGACATCTCACAGAATCACAAAGGGTATGCTCTGTATCTAGAGGCGAAGTTTCTAGAGTATGCCAGAGTATTACACAACGGCATTGTTGCGAACTCTCGCACACAAGTGAGCCAGCGCAGGCCAGTTGTAAATGGGGAAAAGAATAGAGTAGCCAGTGGTATAAAGTCGGGCA